GCGGCGTTTTCAAAAACACTACCACAGGACTCGTAAAGTTGTGGGTCAACGATGGCGGAACCATGAAATCCGTCACCCTTGTCTAATTTATGAACAACCAAATGACACCCGAACAAGCCCTACAACTCCTCTCATCTGCTTTGGAACCGCAGAACATAGGTCAAATCTCCCGCCAAGGCTTTATTGCCATCCAGAAGGCTCTGGAAGTCATCGCCGCTCTCATCCCCAAGGAAGAAGCCGAACCTCAACCCGCCGAATAAATGCAACTAACGATTGACCCATCCCGCCTCTCCGGCCTCAACGCCATCGTCTCCCGCCTCAACTCAGTCGAGGGTGCCGAGCAGATCACTCCAGAATCCTACCTTCAGCAACGTGTGGAGGAGATTCTGGACTCCTATACGGCAAGCGAACTTCAGAAAATCAAGGAAGAGAACGCTTCCTTCTTTGACCTAGCCGCATCTCTTACTCCCGATGCACAGGAGCAGATCAAGGCACTCGTTCAGCAACTTGCCTCTGCTTAGTTTATGCAACTTCTCCGCGATCTCTGGCTACTCGTTAAGAGCTACCCGATCTCATGCAAGATCGTGAGAGAGTTGAATGACCTTGAACACGCAGGGTGCGTCAAATTCGCCATTGCGTATCAGAAAATGAAAACCGCATTGGTTAGAGAAAAGGGAGTCGCGCTAGATAAGATCAACGGCTCAGTAGTCAACCTTTCTCTCTCTATAGCAGCTTGGAGGCACTCCAAATGACCACCGAAAACAACCACGACGAGATACTGGGAACGCTGAAGGCTATCCTTGGCTTCATTCGGTGGCTTGGTGTTCCCCTCATCGGCGCACTTGCCGTTGGTATCGGCCTAATAGTCACCGATCACTACGGGCAACAGGTACTTGAAAAGGACAGGGACGAAATGAAACCCCGTGTCACTCGCTTATGGCTTGAGCGTCACCCCGAAGTCATGGCCCACGAACTTGTGAAGTGATGCTCTGGGACATCCCACAAATGGTGACTTCGGTAACGGGCATCATTAACAAATTCGTTCCCGATAGGGATCAGCAGGCGAAGATCCAAGAAGAGTTATCCGTCAAGCTCATGGACATGGAAGCCACCATGTCAAAGGCGCAGACTGACGTAAATGCAATCGAAGCAGGCAACCCTAACCTCTTTGTGTCGGGATGGAGACCTTCCGTGGGTTGGGTATGCGCCTTTGCCTTTGCATGGCAATTCGTAGGGCAGCCCGTTTTCTCGTTTGCTTACTCTCTTTGGTATCACTCCCCTGCACCCGTGGTGGCACTTCAATCAGACGCGCTCATGACGGTCTTGATTGGAATGCTCGGACTCGGCGGGTATCGCTCATGGGAAAAAATTAAGGGTGTCACCCGCTAAATACCCATTGTGCCTGCCCTTGGGTGTATATAGAACCACCGCGTGAAGGTTGCCGAACTCATCGCAAACGCTCAAAGCAAGCCCGCGGCATTCCGTGAGTGGTACGCACTCATGCTACGTTGGGAGGTGGTCGTCGATAAGGTTGGTAACATCAAGGACGAGTATCTCGCCGATGGTGCCGGAAGGACACTAGCGGGACTCACCTCCGAGCACGATGCTCTTCCTATCGTTGGATCCACCTCCCCCACATGGGTGACTGAGACCTACTACCGGAAGTATTGGGTGCCATTTGAGGGACTCCCAAAATCGGTCGCTCAGATCACTGCCAACTACGGTCTCAATATGGGACGCGGCACCGCAATCAAACTCCTGCAAACCGCAATCGGTAACGTGACGGTGGACGGCAAGCTCGGCCCGATCACCACCCGCACAGCATGGCAGTCCGATCAATCAGCACTCTGCCTCAAGCTGATCAAACTTGGTCGCGCCCACTACGAAGAGATCGCAAATGGATCTCGCGCCCGCTTCCTCTCCGGTTGGCTCAACCGCAACAAAGACGTAGCTGAGAAGTTCGCATGAAGAAAAAACCCAACACTCCAAAACGTGTGGCAGGTGTGGTGATCGTCTCCGATCTCCACTGCGGATCATCGGTGGGTCTTTGGCCCGATGGATGTGAAACGGATACTGGAAACTTTGTGCAGATCGGAAACAACCTTCATCAGCAATGGCTATGGCAATGCTGGCAGGATGCCGTAAAGCGTACCATTGCCCACTTCAACGGCAGACCATTCTACCTAATCTGCAATGGGGATCTCATTGAGGGACGGCACCACGGCACGACCGAGATCGTGGTAAGTAAGAATATGGAGCATGCCGCGGCAGCAGTGGTTGCTCTTGAGCCTCTCGCCCGTGCCGCGTCTCGGAGGTTCTTCACGGCAGGTACGGAATGCCATGTGGGTGACTACGAGAAGTTCATCTGCAAAGCACTCAAAGGTGAGTGGTGCGGAGATAAGGCACTGATTGAAGTCAACGGAACACTTCTCGACATTGCCCACCACATGCCCACCGCAGGTCGTGCCTATCTTGAGGCGGGTGCCATGTCCATCACGATGGGCAATGCCCGTCAGAACTACGCACGATCCGGTCACCGTGTACCAAAGGTCTATGCCCGCGGACACCGACATGTGGGTGGTCATTTCTCCGATGGTCGCGGTCTCTTTGTTGTCACACCCGCATGGCAAGTACTCACCCGCTACGGTCATAAAATAGTGGGAGACTCCATCTGCTCCTGCGGCATGACTCTCTTAGATTGGTCTGTCACCCCCGATGGAGAGATCCCCGCAGTCATCCCTCTCACCTATACCCCACATGAAACTCAACCCATCCGCGGATGACATCCGCAAGTCCGCACTCGCTTCCCTTGTGCACTCGGTGCGTAGAGAGACACGGGAGGAACTCAATGACGCGGGATGGTTCACGGTCGTAGATATTGCGGATGAGGCGGGAGAGTCCCGTAATGTGGTGGACAAGAACCTACGGAAGAGAGTCACGGGTGGAGAGCTTGAAACCAAAAAGGTGGCGATTGCAGGAACACCCACGAGATTTTACCGCACCCTATGACCCTTCGGTGCGAAGGAACCCCCTCGCGGTTGCCGGATAAGACTAGGGATGTGATTCTACGACTTGACCGGATCATCTTTAAGGGATCCCCTCGCGTTGAACTGGAGGGGGCATGGTGGTGGATCGTGCGAGATGAGGATGGCAGTCCGATTGCCTTCTGCGGCATGCGAACCGCGGTGATGGGGTGTCACGCGGGCATGGCCTACATGGTGCGTTCGGGAGTCCTCAAAGCTGAGAGAGGGCAGGGCATCCAAAAGCGGATGATCAAGGCCCGTTGTGCCCTCGCAAAGCGGTACGGATTCTCGGCAGTCGTGACGTATGTCATGGATTGGAACCTCGCCAGCAGCAACTCGTTGATCTCCTGCGGTTTCAAGCTCTACAAGCCGCAGGTCAAATACTACGGGGACGATGTGTTTTATTTCCAACGGAAGTTCTCCAGTGTGGGTTAAAAAGTGCCCAATTTGGCAACACCTCCGGTTTTAGCTAGTCAACTACACTGTTAATTGGTGGGTTCGAGTCCCACCACCGCTAGTTTTTTCAGAGTGGATATACACTCGCTAGAATAAGTGTTTAAGGGGTTCTAGCAGGTGTGTATAACTATTGACAATAGTGCAAAAACATGGAATTGGTCAACACATGGCAACAGTGTCCACATTCCACAGTCTCATCCCAAAACCCTATTCACCGCGCAACTGCTGGATGATCGACGTTCCGGCGACCCTCGCGCCGGAGGGTAAGAGGAAAAGATTCTTTTACGCTAGTGAAGCTGAAGCACTCCGCGGGGCTGGCGAGATTGCCCTCTCAATCGCTCAAGGTGCCTCGCCAGTGAGTCAGAACAAGCAGACCCACATCGATACCCTTGCCACCACGTTCTTGGCTGAGAAGAAGCGTGAGGTGGTTGCATCCACCCTCCGCAGGTTGACATGGTCAACGAAACTGCTGTCCAAAAAGTTCGGTCACCTCCCCGCGGGTGATCTGACAAAGTCGATGGTGCGTTCGTGGTGCCAATCCCTCCCACTGGAAACGCGAGGGGTCTACAATGCCTTCACCGACTGTCGGAGTTTCTACAACTGGCATCTCGTGCAGGAGCTTTGCCCCGTGAATCCCTTTGTCAATGCCCCGCGGAAAAAGGAGAAGGATGCACGGATCGACATCCTCACCAATAAAGAGTGCGTGATGCTGCTAAAGCATCCCTTCCCTACATGGTTCCATAATTGGATCGTGTGCGGCATGTTTGCGGGTATGCGCCCTTGCGAGTCACGCCGGATCTCGCACGAGCAAATTGACTTTGAGTACGAGTCCATCACGATTCGCAAGGAAGATGCCAAGGGAGGCAAAGCATGCAGGCCGCGGAGCATCCGCATTCGACCAGCATTCACCCGTCACTTTAGCAAGGGAAAGGGTCTGATCTGCGAGGGCAAAGGCGAATGGTCATTTGCACAGCAATGGAAGGTTGCTGCTGAACTGCTCGGATTGAAGGTTTGGCCCTCCAATATCCTCCGGCACACGGGAGCTTCACACTTGCTGGAACAGTCTCAGAATGCCGTCACCACCGCGTTTGAGATGGGTCATACAAACCCTCGCACTGTTTACGAGGACTATGCCAACGCTGTGACTCGTCGGGAATGTGAAGCGTTCTGGAAGATTTAAGCCACGCCAACACTACATCAACAGACTATTTTGTTGGTGTGTTTAGAAATATATAGACACCCCATCTAAGCAAATGTATTAGATGTGGCTATGACATCCGACTATCCCCAACAATTCTCAACACAACAACTTGAAACGATCTGTAAGCTAACGGATGACGACAGTGATATCGAGTATGAGGAATTGATGGAGATTGTCAAAATCGCACGGGCCGAGCTTGACAAAATGCAGAAATTATGTTCTGCGACTAAGAACGGAACGGATGACGGAGAAGCATCATCCATTTTATTTTTCAACAATGCTAAATAATCCTTTACAGGTGTCTATAGCGGGTGTAAACAACCCTCATGGCAAACATGCGTATGGAAGGGAAAAAGCTACAGACCTTGTGGCTATTGCCCATTGAAAAGGAGCGACTCATCAAACTGGCAAAACATGCGGGCATGAACATCTCCGACTTTCTTAAACGACCCATCACCGAATCACTCGCAGCAGACAGCAAAAAAACCAAATGAACCAACTGACTACATCACCCAAACCGGCCCCCCTTTTGTCAAAGGGTGTAAACACACCCGAACCCAAGTATATCCGGCCTGCCGATGCCGCGGCACGGATTTCCGCGACACCTGCCTTTATCTACAAACTGATGAAGTCCGGTGCCCTTAAGTCTCACACTCTCGGAAAGGCGCGTCTCATCAAGACGGCAGACCTCGACCAACTCGTGGAGGCCAATACATGAACTGCCGCGACTACTTCGGAGACCGTCCCAATCTGATTTGGAACCAGTTCCTTACCCGCCTTTTTCCACTCGGCACAAACTTTTGCCCAAAGGTGTCTACACACCCGAAGCAAGTAACCAAAACAACAACCAAATGAGCACATATCAACTAATCCTCGTGGCGGGTCTCGTACTCACCACCTTCCTCATCGGGCGCACCAGCACCCGTCTCTAAACCACCAACCCAACCCAACTCATGAGCAACATGACCAAATCCGACAGCATCACGGCACTCGCTAAAGCACTTGCGAAGTTCCACTCCAACGCACCCGCGATTCACAAGAACGCGACGAACCCCCATTTTAAGGCTCAGTTCGCCGATCTCGGTGGGATCCTCGGTGCTGTCCGCGGCCCTCTCGCAGAGGTAGGTCTCTCAGTCCTCCAGTTGGTTGGAGAGGGCACCCTCACCACCGTCCTTCTCCACGAGAGTGGCGAGTTCATCGAGTCCACTGCCGCACTTATCGTTAGCAAGAACGATATGCAGGGCATCGGATCTGCCGTCTCGTACCAACGGAGATACTCACTTCAAGGGGTGCTTTCACTTGCCGCATCGGATGATGACGGTAACGCATCATGCCTGCCTGCTCCGGTCAAGTCGGCACCCTCCCGTGATTGGGCGCATGAAGTCGCCGGACTCATGACGACCGATAAGGTTTCTGAGCCGGAGATATTTGCCTACCTCAAGAGCAAAGACGCAAAGGTCGATGCGACCACCGTCAAGACTCTCCCCGTCAATTACCTTAAGGGCATCGTTACCAAATGGGCAGAGGTTGTCGCATTCAGCTTCACCGACATGAAGGAGGCAGCATGAACGACCTCAACGAACTGGATGCCACAGTAAAAGGGCAACTACTGGCAATCGAACGGAGTGTCGATCAGATCAATCGTACCCGTGAGGATCTCGTGCAGGAACTCAAGCTGCTCCTGCTCAAAGTCGCACGGGAAAAGCTAACGGAGGACTCAGAATGAGCAGGCACCACCCCACCCTCTCCCCTTCCGCGTTCCCAAAGCTGAACCTTTGCGTCCAGTATTGGCCCGATCCGGTCGTCGGCAAAGCGGCAGACAGAGGATCCAATCTGCACTCACAGATTGAAAGTCATCACCAGCACGGCACACCGATCACCGATAAGGGTGCCGCGGGAGCATACGCACGGGCGAAACGCTACATCTCTGATGTCCGTGGAGTCGAGCAGACCCTCCAACTCATCGATGCCGATCTGAAGGAACTCACCTTCGGCACTGCCGACATGTGGGGGTATAATGAAGACGGAACCCTCACATTGGTGGACTACAAGTCCGGCACCCGTTCTGACCCGCGGAGCTACATGCAGCAGATGGCAGTCTATGCCCTCATGCTGATGGAGCAGACCGGAGAGGAGTCCTGCCTCTCGTGGATCGTCGGCATCGATACGGGCACCGACCACGTTGAGGTGTGGACGCTTGAGAATGCCCGCGAGATCGTCTACGGGATCATTGAGCGTGTGCAGGCTCAAGACGAGCCAGCAGTCGTCAACCAGTACTGCAAGTGGTGCCAAAAGCGAACCACCTGCCCGACCCGACTCTCTCCGGCACTAGAAGTGATCTCCAGTACCGAGATCGTCCCCTCCGAAATGCGGGCAATGGCATTCACTAAGGAGTGGATCACGGCATCACCTTCCAATGCCTCCCGCTTTCTTAAAGCGTACAAGAGGTTGCAGGAGGTGGTGGAGGACATCGATCCCTCCGGCATCGTCAAGGGTGCACTTGAGTCCGGCGAGGTGCTGGAAGGTTGGAAGCTCCAAAGGCGTAAGGGATCAGAACGTCTCGACACGAAGGCAGTCAAGCAGAGGTGGTCTGAACTCACCGACGAACCGATACCCTCCTCCATCGGAGAGGATGCCGTCTCACTTGTGGAGGCTAAATGACCGACCATGAACGCGATATTATCGACAGATATAAGGCACTTGCCAGTGAGGTACTCCAATGCGCGGTGGAGGATTTCAACCACCTCAAGCAGTGCGGTGCCATCCGTCCCGATCTCACCGTTGATAAAAGTCACTGGTCGAGAAGAGGAGATGGATCAACGAGGACACCGATCAACATTGACTCCCCGACCGATGCAATGGAACTCGTTGAGTTCTTCGGCACCAAGTCCTGCGACATCCTTTGCGATTTCGTGGGAGTTGCAGCATGCAGAGTCCGGCAAAGGCTTGATCTGCAAAAGGCGCAAGTCGCGCCCGACCCGTACCGGAAAGCCGATTTCCGCAACCTCAAGTTGCTGGATCATCCCCTCACAATCTACAAACGTTGACTGTGGGTGTATATACAACAACCAAACCAAACAAAACCAATGAAAACAAAGATACACGCTAAATGGATCCGATTTTGGGAAACACTCGGAATTAGGCATTTAGGAACCGCGCCGGAGGCATTCATTCCCTCCGCGCAGGATCGTTCTGCCTATGCCTATGAGCACGGGTATTTGGAGGGTCAGAGGGATGGTGAGGCATCCGGTCGCCTGCATGCCTACGAGGTATCAATCGGCATCCTCTACCATGCGTATGGGGTGCACAAACGGCACAGCGGGAAAGAGGCAGAGATCACCCTCATGATCAAGAATCAGATCCTTGAGATCCGTGAGGCGCAGGGGCAGGAGATGGAGCAGGCCGGACATGAGGAGGGCTAACCACCTTAGTCAAACCGAGGACGATCCAACGCCACATCCCCCGCGGGGGGTGGCAGGAGAGGCAATGATGAACGGGAGACTGTTCGTCGGGATCCCCTCCCCCTCCCGTTACCTCACCCTCCAAGAACGCATCCACCAATTTAACAATACAGACACCGAAAATGAAGATTAGTTACACATGCAGTAATGAGGAATGTGATCACGACTTTGAGGTCGCGTTCACTCCAGCAACTCCCGACCGACACATGTCCGGCAGGTATGAAGATGCCGAGCAGGGATCCGCGGCAGAGGCAGACCCGTGCGAGTGCATGAAGTGTGGGCACGAAGTCGATGTCGAATCCATTGAGAAGGAGTTTTCCAATGAATAACCGCATACAGAAGCAGGTTCGTGTTAGGCCGCGTCATGAGGCAGGCAAGATGAACAAGCTAGAGGAAGCCTATGCAGCATCCCTTAAAATGATGGAGCAGGCATACGAGATCCAAAGCTACCAATTTGAGTCTCTCAAGCTAGTGCTGGCAGACCGGACAACATACATGCCGGACTTCATGGTGGTTACAAAGGAAGGTTTTCTTGAGTTCCATGAGGTCAAAGGGTTTTGGGAATCTACCGCTAGAGTGAAGATCAAAGTGGCAGCATCTTTATTCCCCCAGTTCCAGTTCAAAGCATTTACCCGCAAGAAGGGTATGTGGATTGAGGAGACCTTTTGATGCACTACTTCCAGTTTGATATTAAAGCGTATCATCACGCGACCACTCACCTCACTAATGAGGAGGATTTATGTTACCGTAGAATGCTCGACATGGCATACGACACGGAGTTGCCACTCAAGCGTGAGGGTCTTGAGCGAAAGCTCCGAGCGACCTCGGAGGTCATCGAGGCGGTACTGGTCGAGTTTTTCAACCCGACCGATGCCGGATGGACTCACCGGAAGGTAACCTCCGAGCTAGAAAAGACTTATGCTAAATCACAGAAGGCGCGGGAGTCTGCTTTGGCTCGACACTCATCATGCGAACGCAATGCGATCGCAATGCGAACGCACACCGATCGCACTGCGATCGATATGCTACTTAAGACTCAAGACTTAGAACTTAAGACTAAAGAAGAGAAGACAGTCGTGGTGAAACCACTCCCGACTTCAAAGCTCTCGGATGTTGAGTGGATGGATTCTCTCAAGACTCATTACCCCCACCTCAATGTTGAGTCCGAGTCCCGCAAGATGGATGCGTGGCTATCCACCCGCCGCGGCAAACTCAAGACCCGCAGGTTCGTGGTCAACTGGCTCAATCGGATCGATGCCCCCATCTCCGCCGGATCCCTCGCACTAGCAACCTCCGAACACGACTTCTAAAATGACCATCAAGATTTATACCTGCGAAGACTGCAACGAAACCTTTGAATCCGAACCGATCCAATTCGGTGGCAAAACCATCTTTGAACCCCGCAAGTGCGACCCATGTGTCGAAAAAGCGGTGAACGATCAAAAGCAGGATGCCGTTTCCCGCGCCGAGAAGGTGTCTATACAGCGTTTTCAGATGATGATCCCTCCGATCTACCACGAGAGCGATATTTTGAGGATTCCGGCCCCGCTGGTAATGGCGACCGAAATGTGGTCGATGAACCCCAAAGGGATCGGATTCATTGGAGGCTCCGGCAAAGGAAAGACCCGTGCCGCGGTGATGCTACTTAAGCGGATGCATGAGGAGGGTCAGAACACGTTCTTCATCTCATCGACCGATCTAGCCCTCAACTCTGCAAACCAGTTCGCAGACAATCCGGCAACCAAAGAGATCGCCAAAGCGATCCTCCATCAGTGCAAGTTCTCCGATCTCTTGCTACTGGATGATCTCGGCAAGAACCGGATGACCGACCGAGCCGAGAGCGAACTCTACGATTTACTGGAGTACCGGACAAGCCGGAGACTGCCGACCATTTGGACATCCAACTCGGACGGGAAGCAGTTGCGGGAGATGTTCAGTGCCGACCGCGGGGAAGCAATCATCCGCAGACTCGGTAGTGAGTTCAGCACCATCGTGAAGCTATGACCCTCGACATCCTCACACCATTGGGGCAGGAGTCCGCACGGGAGGAGCAGGAGATGCTCGACTCCCTACGGATCACATTCCCCGATTCAATGTTCGTCAACACCCCCAAAAAGGATCCGGCAAAGGTCGATGGGATTACGATCAAAGGGGATCAGATCACCTCTTGCTTTGAGTCGAAGTGCCGCAAGATAAGTAGGAGGCAACTCGCTGATTGGGGTGACGAGTGGCTTGTGACCTATGAGAAAGTTTTGCATGGGGCATTTCTCGCAAAGACCCTATGCGTCCCATTCTACGGGTTTCTCTACCTCATTCCCGATAAACAGATTCTCGTAGTGAAGATTGCCGATTCGTCGGGAGAGTTATTACCTCGCATCCGGCTTGAGAGGACGGTCACTCAGCGGACAGTCAATGGTGGTCAGATTGTACGCACCAATGCCTACATCGATGTGTCTGGAGAGCGTGTTTTATGACCCCCGTGATAAATATTGTTGGCGGGGGGAAGCAGTAATCATGCGGGTCTACAGACTTTTTGCACTCTCTTGAAAAATAATTGTAGACAAGCAATCAAGATTGGCGTATGGTGATCTCGTTATGAACAACACAAAGAAACTTAAATGGAAAAAGCAAATGCGCTTTTACAAGGAGCACGGGTTCGATTGCCCAGACTACATTTCAACATGCGGCAGGTTTCTAATCCGGCGCGGTGATTTCCTTGGTTGCTACGATGAGCAATACGGTTGGGATCTTTACGACAAGCAGAAGAAAGATTTTTCCACGCTTGATCAAACGCTTGAAAACTACAGGTGGGGCGATGGAGTTGGAACAGGCACTAGGGTTTTCAAGTTGAAGGAACTAGCAGAGACTCTCGCCTAACCCCCCCCACCCACCACAACCATGAGCAAGCTATATCAGATCAGTATGCCGGACGGTTCCGGCGAGTACATTTACATCTCGGAGGACGAAGCAGAGGTGAAGGCGCAAATGGATGATGGTGAGACGATTGATGGGATCTATGAACTCAGCCCCATCTTACGTTCAGCACTTCCAGAGAACCGCAGACTTGAGGCATGAAGAAGGCAATCTATCGCGCATCGGTTGACACCACTGTGGTGGGCAGGTTCTCCAGTGAGTCTGCCGCTAAGAAGGCATTGACCAAAAAGGTCATCACCGAGATCGGAGGCGGGTTTGCCTGCGGGTGGGTAGATCGTGAGGAGGAGGACGGCAGCACGACATCCCTCTTGCAACGCATTATCGCAGGTGGTGAAGTCGGATGGTGGAGGAACGACTGAGATGAACAAACGCACCATTGATGCAGCAATCCGGCACCTCGGAGTCGAGATCCAGCACAAAAGGGGTAGCGGGTACTTCTACTTCACCAGCATCGAGACGGGCGCATCGGTGGGTGAGTCCGTAATGGTTTGCTACTACGATCACCTCACTATCGACCAATGGGTCAAACAAGCAGAGGAGGCAGTGTCATGAAACCCAAACCACACGGAGGCAAACGCAAAGGTGCCGGACGTAAGAAGGGATCCACCAACCCCAACGCAAAGGGCAGGACGGCAATCACACGAGGGGTCTCCATGCCCGCGCCGGAGTGGGAGAGGCTCGACACCCTCCGCGGTGATCTCTCCCGCGGGAAGTACATCTCCGGTCTGATCCCGTGACCCATTCTTTGGGCTTGCAGGTGTATTGACACCCCAGTACAATCTAATTTTATCAGCAGGTCATTAGATCAAAGACTAATTTATGTCCGTACTAAAAACTCAGCACTCCGAGAAGCGAGTAGGTAAGGGTGATGCCCGAAGAGACTCATTCTCCACGTTCCAAAAGAACTATCCCGATTTGAAGAAAGACCAACCCCTCCGAGGGAAACTCTTCCTGCAAAAGCACACCCGAACCATAACCACATATCCAAACCAACCATGATCGTCCGCGTATCCATCGACCTCACTCTCATCGACAAATCGAGAGTCAAAGACGCAATCCGTAAGAACGGCAAGCCCGCCAAATTTTACGATGCCGTCATCTTCATCAACGACGAACTCGACCAGTACGGACAGTGCGGAACCTTCTGCGAGAGCGTGACCATTGAGGAGAAGAACGCCGGAAAGAAGGGCACCATTCTCGGCAACCTCACACCCACCGGAAAGCAGGCACCTAAAGTTGAACCAGCACCGATCAAAGCAGTGGTCGCCTCCATCGAAGCAGACGACGATCTGCCGTTCTGATGAGTGATCCCGTCAATCATCCGGCCCACTACACGGACAACCCAAAGGGGATAGAGTTGATCGATATGATCGGTCACCTCCCATTCCCCCGCGGTGCTGCCATAAAGTACATCTACCGCGCCGGAAAGAAGGGTGGAGCAGATACCGAGCTTCAAGACCTCCAAAAAGCACTGTGGTTCATTCAACGAGAGATCACTGAGCTGACTTCATGAAGAAAAAGCCATTACTTCCTCGGCAGGAGAAACTTGCAAAGGCTTTAGCCACCGGACTACCTCTTGCTAAAGCAGCAAAGAAAGCAGGTTATTCCGGCGAGAAAACATCTGCTTGTGAGATAGCTAATAAACCCAACGTATCCCAACGAGTCGCTGAACTCAGAGAAAAGAACGAGCAGGTACTAGAGATCAGTCGAGCAGGATTCATCCGTACCATTCATGCGAGGTTTGCCAATGAGGAGAACAGGGACGCGCCGAAGTATGGTGAGATGCTTGCCAAGGCTTGCGGATACAATGAGCCGGAGAAGTTTGACATCACGCAAAGCATGGAGGTCGTGATCCGTATCGGGGGGAAGCAGGTTGAATGACAAATAACTCAACCAACATACGACGAACGGATAACCAATTTGTTGACGCCAACAAAATGAACCCCGATACCATTAACGGCTACTCAAAATATGGGCCCGATGCCTGCCCTCATTGCGGCGATGAAGTCTGTGCGCACCCCCAAGACGACCCTGCATGGAAAGAATACCGTTGCGGAACGGTTTATGGGTATTACCCAAGCGACCTATGCCACGAACGCGAGAAGTCACAGAAGCTAGAGGCCGAGGTCGAGAGGTTGACAAAGGAGCTTGCTGCTTGGGACTATGGCACTCGTGCTAAAAGAGAGCAGGACGCAAGGAAAAAAGCCGAGGCCGAGGTCGAGAGGCTGAAGGGTGAATGGCAAGCTACTGAGGAGGCTCTTCAGCAGATGACTCGTGATGCCATCAATGCTCGTCTATGAAATCTAAAGCCACCATCCCCACCTGCAAGAAGTGCGGCAGTAAGGCTCCGGTGTCAGTGAAGTCCGGCAAGTGCATCAAGTGCGAGAAATGATCTCATGCCCCTCAAGATCAACATCGATCTAGACCCGCGGGAGCAGTTCCTCCCGTTCATCCTACGCAAGAATCGATTCGGGTGCGTTGTGGCCCATCGTCGTAGCGGGAAAAGCTATCACGCGATCATGGACATGGTTGCCCGTGCCATGAGTTACAAGAGATCCGGCCCACCGTGCAGGTATGCCCTCATCGGCCCTACCCGCGATCAGATTAAGTTGATCGCATGGATGTATCTGAAGCAGTTCACCGCGGACATTCCATCGGTCAAATACAACGAAGCAGACTTGCAAGTCACCCTCCCGAATCAAGCGACCATCCGACTTTTTAGTGGTGATGCCTATGAACGTCTCCGCGGCACCTACATCGATGGATGCATTCTCGACGAGTGCAGTGATCTCGATCCTCAAGCGTGGTACGGAGTCGTCCGGCCCACCCTCATTGATTACAACGGGTGGTGCGTGTTCTCCGGAACACCAAAGGGCCGCGGGTTTCTTTGGCGCATGTGGCAGGAGTCTCTCAGCAATCCCGAATGGTTTTCCCTCATGCTCAAGTCATCCGACTCCGGCATCATCCCTCCCGCGGAGCTAGAAAGCATCCGGCAAGGCACACCGGAACATCTCTTCCGGCAGGAGATGGAGTGCGACTTCTCGGTCGGCAAGCTCGGTGCCATCTATGCTCGACTACTGGAGCAGGCCCGCGGAGAGAGGCGCATCAGCAATGACATCCTCTATCATAAGGAACTCCCGACTTTCACCTCATGGGATATCGGTGCCCCCCTCAACCAACGGGTGTGGGTGTGGCAGATCGTCGGTGACCGGATCGTCATGCTGGAATCTCTCTTTGGGTCTCATGACTGCGGGACACCCGCGGAATGGGTCACCCGCCTGCAAGCTAAAGCATACAACTACGCATCCCATTTTGTTCCTCACGATGCTGCTACTGCCAACGGTGGACTCTTCCAAGGTGCTCTCCTTACTGCCGGACTTTCCAACGTGGTGGCAGTCCCGCGGCAAAACTCCGTGTGGGATGGCATCAATAGCGCACTAGAGGCATTCCCACGCGTCTCCTTCAATGAGCAGGGGTGTGAGCAGGGTATCGACGCTCTCGACCAGTACGCAAGTCGCTCGGAAACCGATGGCATCACGATAAGAGACGTACCCATTCATGACCACGCATCACACGCGGCAGATGCTTTCTCTCTAGCCTTTCAAGCCATTGCCAAAGGCATGGTCGTGGATCGTCGTGCGATCCCTCAGAAGATCAAAATGGGATACCAACCGCAACGTCAGAAAGTGGCGACGATGGGGTTTAGGGGATGAGTGCACATAAGCGGCACATAAGACCCGTCGAGATCGCCGCGGCAGTCTACGACAAAGAACCGTGCGCGAGATCCTTCAAAGAGGATCTAGAGGCCCACCTGCTTGACCCCAATGGCATCGTCATCTCGACTCCATCGCTCTTCCTCATGGCTCGGCCCGTCCTGCACTGGCACCCGTACAAAGCGGTCACCAATCCACACATCCGGTATGCCAATGGCGACTGCTGGCACCTCTACCTCTACGCGGGTGACATGATGTCCGCTTTTAAGCAGGCGACCCATAAGTTGCCCTATGTTTCCTATGAACGTAAAAACTCGTTGCGGGTGTATAGTTGGGATGCTATCTACACCGCATGCGCGAAGCGTTCCTCTCCTTCATATCGGACATCTGTAACCTCTTAACTCCCGAAATGGCATTGGCAGGTGGCATCCCAATGCCTCCAGCACCAACTCGCAAGCCGGACTTACACGTTGCCAAAGGTGGAGGTGGAGGTGGATCAGCTCCCGTGATCCAACCTCCTGCCGCTCCGGTCATCAACATTCCAGCGGCACCAACTCCTCCCCCTCCCCCACCACCACCTACAGCATCTTCCGCGGATGTTGCGATGGCACAGCAACAGGGAGCAGTAAATGCTCAGAAGGGGTTTGGATATAAAGCCTCACTCCTCAAGTCCGGTGACCCCTCGGTCAATACCGCGACCGGAAGCGGATCCCTCTTAGGACGCTAGTATGGATGAAGTTTTGCCCGCAGGTGTAAAGACACCTAAACCCGATAAAAGCAAGACAGCACTCGCCGCATCCGTGCTGGCACGTTGGTCGGCACTAGAGGCAGATCGCAACTACTGGATGAGCATGTGGCAGACACTCGCCACCTATGTCATGCCGCGGAAGAGTTACATCCTCAACAAGCAAATCGGCCCCAACGTAGACCGCGAGACTCAACTCTTCGACACGACCGCAGTCCGCGCCAATCAGATCATGGCAGCAGGCATCATGAGTTACGTCAATGATCCCCACTCAAACTGGGTGCAACTCTCAGCACCGGAAAGCATGGAAGACGCGGAAGGTGTCTGTGAATACTTCGCCGAGTGCACCGAGATTATCTTAGAGGAACTCGGTCGCAGTAACTTCTATAGCATTATCCATGAGGCCCACCTTGAGCGTGGTGCCTTTGGCACATGCGCCATGTTCGTTGATAGTGGAGAGACCGTCCCACTCCTTTTCAAGACCTTTGACGTAGGCACCTTTTGCGCCAGTGAAAACAACGAGGGAATGGTCGATGTCATTCTTGTGCGTAAGGAGATGACCATCCGGCAACTGGTGGAAGAATATGGCATCGAGAACGTCTCAGAACCAACCCGCAAGCAGTATGAGTCGGGTGACGGCAAAAACTACGAGCACAAAGTGGAGATGCTCCACATGATCGCTCCCCGTCCCGAAAAGGATCGCGTGAAGGGTAAGATCGATGGTGAGAATAAAGCCTTTGCCTCCGTGCATGTGGAAGTCAATGCCCGCCACATCCTTCGCAATAGCGGATTTGATGAGCAACCCTTTGTGGTCAGTCGCTTTCTGAAGTGGCAGCAGTCGGTCTACGGGTGGTCACCTTCATGGGTGGCACTGCCGGACGCAAAGCAACTGAATTTTCTGCAAGCCCAGTTAGACAGTCTAGCCGAATTGAGTGCCTTCCCCCGCCTACTCGTGCCGGAAGATATGAACGGAGATGTCGATCTCCGAGCCGGAGGGATCACCTACTTCTCCGCTACCGATCCCAATGCGATTCCCCGTGAGTGGGCAACGGGTGGACGTTACGACATCGGTCAAGACCGTGTCATCATGAAGCAAAGGCACATTGAGGAAGCCTTCAATGTTCCCCTCTTTCAGATGTTTGCTCAAGAGGAGGCCCAACGCAGTGGCACTCCCATTACGGCAACTCAAGTCCGTGCAATGGAATCGGAAAAACTGGTGCTCATCTCTCCTACCTACTCCCGCCTCACCACCGAGCTACTCATCCCACTTGTCAAGCGTGTCTACGGGATCCTCGCCCGCCGGGGACTCCTGCCCCCTCCCCCGCAGGAACTCATCCAACTCAACCCGATGGGTGAGGCATTCATCCCCGAACCGCAGGTGATCTTCAACAACCGGATGTCCATCGCAGTCGGCACCCGTTCCGTGCAGGTGATCGACGATGTGGTCGGATCTGCCGTCCAACTGGCATCAGCAACAGGAGACATGTCTCCTCTCGACAACTTCGACTTCGACAAGATCGTGCGTGAGAAGACCCTCGCCAATGGTGGTGACCCCGACTTCTTACGGGACGTGCAGCAGGTCGCTCAGATGCGTCAGCAGAGGGCACAGCAGGCCGCGCAGCAGGCTCAGATGCAACAGCAGGCCCATCAAGCCGACATCGCTCAGAAGCTCGGTAGCGTCAAGCCGGATACCGCGGCAGGGGCACAACTCCAACGGGGCATGCAGCAATGAGTGGAATCCCCAAGGAGATCCTCTCCTACTCGGTTCTCACCACGGAGGCAGGCGAAGAAGTGGTGAACAATTTGAAGAAGGTCTTCGGCACCGATGCACCCGCCTTCATTGCCAACAAGGAGGGCAACTACGACCCCCTCAAAGCGGCACTAAGGGACGGTCAGAGGCAGGTCATCCTCCACATCGAAGCATGCATTTACAGAGCAACTCATGAAGCACCCAAAACAAAAACAGCACTCAAAGACTGAGACTGAACTCAAGCCGGAATCCCTACGGGAGAATCTGATGTTCATCAAGTGGCACAAGGAGAATTTCACGGAGAAAGAACACTCCGAATTTTTAGCGGGAGGTGTATTGCCACCCCTAATGGACAGCACACCTCAACCCAATGAAACAGAATGAACATCTCAAGCGAGGGAGTCTCGGTGACTCCCGTGGACGGAAACGCACTCCTCGCGTCAAGCGAGGGCAGCAACATCCCGACCCCTACGACAACGACCCCAACAGGGACGGGAAGCCTCATCGACCAGCAAACTGGAGGGAGTTCCTCGACTACACCGACCTCGACTCAGACGGATAGCTCCTCCCCGTGGGCACTCAACGAGAAGGGTGAGTTCGGAGAAGGTTGGCTCGACCGTCTGCCGGACGAGTTCAAGAACGACAAGCAGATCCTCGGTCAGTTCAAGAACCCCGAAGCATTAGCCAAGACCCTCATCAACCAGCAGAGACTTCTCGGAAAGAAGGCAGATGCCATCATCATGCCCAATGAGAAGTCCACACCGGAAGAGTGGGCAGCATTCAACGCAAAGCGTGGGGTGCCGGAGAGTCCCGATGCCTACTCGGTCAAGCCAAAGGATTTACCTGCCGGAGCAGAGTGGAATGAGTCGCAGGCCAAAGAGTTCAACACCCTCGCCCATAAGCTCGGAGTCACTCCCGCGCAGGCCGAGCAGATCATGGCATTCGACCTTGCACGATCCTCTCAAGCCGCGGAAGCGCAGGCAAAGCAGGCGCAGGTCGAGTTTGAGGCGGGCAAGAAGGCACTCGGAGAGGCATGGGGTGACAAGTTCGACACCAACATGGCAGTGGTGAAACGGGCCTGCCAAGTGACCGGACTCGACCCCAACTCAAAGGGTCTCAGTGACCCCGCGGTGGTGGTAGCACTGGAGAGGTTTGCCCGCATGGTGAGCGATGACAAGATCGTCAACTCGGACAGCACTGCCACCTTCATGGCAGGTGCGGCAAAGGCGCGGGATATTCAGATGAACCCTCAGAACCAGTACCATCAGAGGTACGTCAATGGTGATAAGGAGATCAATAAGCTCGTGCTAGATTTGCTCAAGAACGGGTAGTTGCTCGCTCGTTCAAGACGGCCCCCATCTCGATATCGCCACCGCGGGCTACATGCTCCGTGCGAGAGGAGGTGGGGGTTTCTTGTGTCTGAAAATGTTCTCCCATTTTTGCGTTTGGGTTTTGGGAGAACAGATTAGATCCGTGCGCCCAAATGACCCTATGAGGGGATTTCAAGTGCACAGGATAAACAATCTTATTGGATTCGCTCCATGAAATCCTCTTAACTCCGCATTACTTATTGGCAATAAATTACTTATAATAGTTTAATCAACCGATGAGTGAATCGAACACTCGTTTCCCGATAAGCACGGGATCCTACCACTGGATGAATCGGTGATTGAACTGTCTAAGCGTTTCGGTAACCCGCGTTATCCAGCTTAGTAGGAAGTCATCTGGTGATGGTCGCCAGCAACCCCTCTTTCCCTCAACGTCCGAGTATTCCCAGACCTACGGATGATCAGTCCGCTTTAATTGAAAGTAGGAGGTGTGGGGGCACTCTACACAAACCGAGTGTAAAGTGCAATGAGATGTCCAGTTCGTAACTAGTCCGGCTTGCGTTGGCATGCCGATAGGTGTATAGACATTTCAACGCCATCGAAGGATAACCAAATCTTCGGCCCATGTAGGTGGAGTGACCCGATTGAGACTGACCCCATTAGGGACAATCAGAGCAGACCGGACATCAATCCAAACTCGTTTCCGCTAACCAACCCGCGGAGACACACCCACCTACTATCATGCCTCAGACAAACCTCACTCAGATTGATCAGCATTTCGTAATCGCTTACGAGAATAGCTGGCAGCTCCTCCTCCAGCAGCTTGATTCCCGCTTGAAAGAGCGTGTCAAACTCGTCACCGCATCCGGTGCCGCAGTCCGCTTCAACCAGTTGGACAAGATCAGCATGGCAGCAGTCACCGCAAAGAACGTGGCGACTCCTACCATCGACATCACGATGCCAACCCGTTGGGCCTACCCGACTCCTTACGATGTCGCCAACATTGTTGACGAATTCGACGAAATCTTCCTCGGTTCGGTTTCCAACCCAACCAGTGAGATCATGCAGAGTCAAGTCGCCGCGTATAACCGTACCGTGGACAGCATCATCAACACTGCTGCCACAGGTTCCGCTACTCAAACTGCCTCCAGCTCCTCCGGTATCCAGACGACATCGTCTGTTGCCTACGACACGACCAACCAGCAGATCGCAGTCAATCGCGTTCCCTTTGGTGGCACCGCAGTCAACAGTGGCTTGACCATCGACAAGGTGCGTTATGCCAAGTTCAAGTTGGATTCCGCAGAGGTTCCTCTTGAGGATCGAGTGCTCGTTATCAGTGCCGCTGAGATCGCCGATCTCTTGAGCACGACAGAGGTTACCAACCAACTCTATAATAGCGTTCGCGCTCTTGTGGATGGACAGGTTGATTCCTTCCTCGGTTTCAAGGTGATCCGCTATGAGGGTCTCACCACGGCAGGCACTCCGAAGCTCCGTACCTGCTTCGCCTATCACAAGAACGCTCTCGTTCTCGTGGACGGTGGACGCAAGACCTACATGGATATTCGCGCTGACTTGAGCCACGGTCTGGCAATTCGTTCCACCGCGGTCATCGGTGCCACCCGTCTGCTTGACAACGGTGTGGTGACGATCCTCACGGACACGACCAAGCAGTAGTTCCTCCCAAGTCGGGGGTGGGGTCTCATCACGGGACTCCACCCCTTTCTTTTAACCCAACATTTTCTCTATGGATTCAACGACCATCTGCAATCTCGCACTCTCCAAAATCGGAGATCAGTCGATCACTAGCCTTGATGACAACACGTTGGAATCCCGTTTCTGCAAACTCTTCTATCCGGTTGTTCTCGCTCAAGTGCTGATGCAGAACACATGGAACTTTGCCACCGTGCTCGCCAACTTGTCGCGGAACTCTGTGGCACCTATTTTCGATTGGAACTATTCCTATCAACTCCCTGCTGACTTTGCCCGCATCGTGAAGTTCAATAGCTTCTCTTCGACCGATGCCATTGCCAATTACGAGATCAACGGATCCACCCTACTCACCGATGAGGAAGCTGCATCCATCGCGTACATCTCCAACGCCCCCAATGCGTCTACATTCACACCATCTTTTGTGGAAGTGTTTGCCCTGCGTCTAGCTGCCGAGCTTGCCAAACCGCTTGCCGGATCTCTCGACCTCAAGAACCAACTTTTAGGGGAGTTTAAGGTGGCGATCGCCGAGGCAGGACGCATCGATGCCAACTCCACCCGCCCTCGCAAGATTGAACCGTGGCTCAACTCACCACTTGTGCGTAGCAGGTTCGGAGGAATGCTCGCGTGATCCACGACCTCATTTCCTCCTTTAACGCGGGAGAGTTAAGTCCCTACCTCTCCTCGCGTACCAACCTCGACAAATATCGCTCCGGTTGCTCTACCTTAGAGAACTATCTCATCACCCCCTACGGGCCTGCTAATAGGAGATCCGGCACAGAGTATTTAGGATCGGCAAAAACATCGGCAACTCGGTGCCGTTTGATTGGTTTGAACCTTTCCGATGCCAACCGCATCGTGCTGGAGTTGGGAGTGGGATACATGAGGTTTTGGAAGGATGGTGCCCTCATGACGCACCCCGTTTCCGCAACATGGAACGGTGTCGCCTACACGACCACATCCGTGCTTGAGGCAATCGGGATCACCTACGCCTCCACTGCCACCGCGCCCGTCTATGCTGCATCCTCCGGCTCAGTAGGCACTCCGGTGCCCTACACCGAAAGCGATCTCCGGTCTGTTGCCATCGTGCAGGTGAACAACGTGACCTACATCACGCACCCCTCCTACCCTCCGATGCGTCTTTCCTATTGGGCAACCAACTCTAACAACCCTCCCTTCACAGTGGGTGAAATCCCGTGGGCATGGGCACCGATGGGTGACATCAATGCGACCAGCACGACACTCCTCCCCTCCGCATTGACGGGAACCATCTCACTCACGGCATCCACTGCCACCTTCAACGCCAACCATGTGGGATCCTATTGGGAACTCGCACACCCGAACCCGACCCAACTCATCGACCAATCTCTTCTAGTCAACACCGCGGGCACGACTGCCATCACGGTGCTCGGCAAATGGTCTCTTCAAACTTTCGGAACGTGGACGGCAACCATTTCCCTCCAGCAGTCTGACGATAACGGAACCAACTGGAGAACGATTCGCACCTATTCCAGTAAGAACGACTACAACGCGATCTCCTCCGGCGAGGTGGTCGCCACCTGCCTCATGCGTCTTGTGGTGGCGGGATCATCCATCACGGGTGCGTCAACAGCACCGCGTGTCGTTTTCAATCCCATCGATGCGACATTGAAAGGATTCGTGAGGGTGACGGGTTACACCTCCCCAACGGTTGTCACCGCACAGGTTGTGAAAACTCTCGGATCGGCAACAACCACGACGATTTGGAAGGAAGGAGCATTCTCCGCTGCAAACGGATACCCATCCTCCTGCTCCATCCACGAGTCTCGGATCATCTACGCGGGCACCTCCGCGGCCCCTTCCACCATTTGGGGATCGTACACCAACGACTTTGAAAACTTCCGGCAGGGTGCCTACGACTCCGATTCCTACTCCTTCACGCTTGCCAGTAACTCCGGTGGGCGCATCCAGTGGCTAACCAGTAAGACGGGCCTGCTGGTCGGCACCACCCAAGACGAGTGGTCTCTCTCCTCTTCCGATGGGACTAGACCCCTCACCCCGACCAACGTGCTGGCAAAGCGGCAGAGCAAGTACGGGTCTGCCGGACTACCTGCCCTCATCATCAACGACACCGTCATCTACCTCCAAAAGATGGGCCGGAAGTTGCGCGAGTTCGTCTACACATGGAACTCGGAGACATGGGTCAGTAACGACATCACCGCACTCGCGGAACACACGACCCGCGGAGGGATCGTGGAGCAAGCCTACCAACGTGTGCCGGATGCCCTCCTTTGGATTGTCCGCACGGACGGGCAACTGGTCAGCATGACCTACGAACGCGAGCAGCAGGTGGTCGGATTTAGCAGGCACACCACGAGTGGTGGATCCTTTGAATCGGTTGCCACCATCAACGGAGTGAATGGTGAAGACGAAGTCTATGTGTCCGTGAAACGAGTCATTAATGGGGCTACCGTCCGCTATATCGAGCGTTTCCGAGTTGGAATGCGCGATGCTCTCGACAATGCCGACACCTCCAACTGGTGGTATCTCGATGCCGCAGTGCTGAAGACGTTCGGATCTCCCACATCCACTATCACAGGACTCTCTCACTTAGAGGGTCAGACCGTGTCTGTATGGAGCGACAATGCCGTAGGATCGCTTATTGTGACGCAACCGACCGTAGTGTCCGGAAGCATCACCTTGCAGTCTCCTGCCTCCTCCGTGCTGATTGGACTACCCTACACCTCGACGCTTACGCCGATGATGTTGCAGAAGGATTTGCAAGACGGCACTTCCGCAGGTCGCCGGATGCGGATCAACAAGATGAATGTGAAGGTCTATAATTCTCTCGCGGGCGAGTACTCGTCCGATGGGGTGACATGGTTCCCGCTAGTGAGCAGGCACCTCTCCGACGACATGGATGAACTCCCTCCGGTCATCCTCGGATACCAACGTGTCTCGGTCTCTTCCAACTGGAAGGATGGTGTGGATATCAGTATCCGGCAGACCCTCCCGATGCCCCTCACCGTGGTGGCTATTGCGGCAAGTTGGGATTCCTCGGAGGCGGGTCAGTAGTGGCTTGAGGTGTATATATGGTTATGCTACAAGAACGACTCATGGATCTCGCTACCACTCCTATCACTCACAAGAGGAAGATGGACATTCTAGCAGGAGAATGCGCGAAACTCCCGCAGGCAGACTTTGAGATGATCCACCACTTCACGGAGGGTCTCTATGTACGACAGGGAAATGTTCCTGCTGGTCAGTTGTGGTGCACCCGCACCCACAAGACTCAGCACCCGTTCCTGCTTCTCAAGGGCAAGATCGAGGTGGTGAACGAAAAAGGTGACCATGTGATGCTTGATGCCCCCCACATGGAGATCACCGTGCCGGATCGTTGCAGGGTCATCATTTTCCACGAGGACTCGATCCTCATGACTATCCATGCCAATCCCACCAACGAGACTGACCCCGATGTCATTGCGGAGGAAATCACCTACTTTGATAACGATCTATTGCCGCAGGGGTTCCGGCAGTCGTACCTAACACGGGAGGCACTGCCATGTTCCCCGTAAGCACCATTGCATTGGGAGTCACTGCTGCTGCCGCTGTCGGTGGTGGAGCTTACTCCATCTACTCTTCACAGCAGTCTGCCGGAGCACAGAGGGGTGCCGCGGCATCCAACGCAGCTTTGCAAAAGCAGCAGGTCAACGCACAGGCAGCAGTCTCTAAGTTTCAAGCCGACCTTAACTACAAGTCCGCGATGGCGCAGGCAGATGTCTCTGATGCAAATGCTAAGGCATACCATCAGTCTGCACGAACAACCGAGAGCGTGGGTTTTGAGCAGGGAAGTCGGATGATTCAGCAGGATGAAGTGGTCAACTCTGCTGCAAAGGCATCCTATGGTGCCAGTGGCGTGACTGTTGATTCCGGTGCCCCCGTGGTCGTAGCAGCATATAATGCAGGGCAGCAGCAACTTGCCCGCATGGATCAAGCCTACAACACCAACTTGCAGGCAATGGACACCGATTGGAAGGGTGCCATGTCCTCCTATCAAGCAACACTCACCCGCGAGACCGCGAAGCAGTTTCAGTACGCGGGCGCAATGGCAGATTGGTCACAGAAAATGGGCATTATGGGTGCCAACGTCCAGCAGCAGGCCGCTAACAATGCAGCAGATGCCACAGCAATGGGAGGCATCTCCTCCGCAATCTCCAGCATAGGGCAAGCAGCATCCTCTTTTGGATCTGCCGCGTACTACGCTCGCAACGACACCGGATCTCTTATGAATGCTCCAAAGACTTACTCAAATGCAGGTGGAGTTCAATATACGTCAACTCCCTACTTTACCAAGTTGGGGTCTCACTAACCCCTAGCAAAGAAATCACATGGCAGTCATCCCGTTAAAAGAAGTGCCCAATGCCCCGCAGGGTGTGTTTACCCCTATTGCAGACTACCGATTCCCAACCGATCAAGTCGGAGATCAAGCGAAAGGAGAGATCGCTCGCGGGTTCCAAGGGGTCATGCAAGACCCACGCAATGCCGGACTCAAGTACGATGCACAAGCAGCAATCGGAAACGCAACGGCACGGACAACTTCTGAGATTGCCGGAACTGCCATGCAGATGGATTCCTATGACAAGCAGAAAGGGCAGAAGCTCGCTTACGATTCCGGTCTTATCAAGCTGACGCAAAACGAGACGGCAGCAACTAACAGATACAACGAACTCCGCGCCAACCTTCCGGTAGCTCAATGGCCCGCTGCATATGTGCAGGCATTTGGTTCAGATGGAGAAAAGTTGCTTAATGGTCATAATGGTCAGAACGGACTAGATAACCGAGAAATGAAGGTAATGATCCCACATGCCATGCGTGTTTTCCACACGGGCATGCAGCAGGCGAGCACTCAAGCCTTTGTCAACCAGCAACAAGAGGATGCTGCAATCGCAACGCAAGATTTCAGTAATAAACTTACAACCGCAAAAACACCCAAAGAGGTGGAAGGTCTCAAGCCATTGCTGGATGCCTATCAGAGTAAAGGCAACTTCTCTAAGTCGCAGGTAATCTCGTTCCAAACAGCAATACAAACCCGCGGTGAAACACTGGGATGGGTGCAGGGACTTCAAGCTGAAAACGACCAATTCATGACGGGGCAATCAAAAGATGTTCAAGGCCCAACCCTCAAGAGGTTACAAGATGCAGCAGACAAAGAGGTCGGGATTGGCAATCTCGACGCGGAACATGTCAAAAAACTAGCAAAGTCGGGAACGGCAATGGCTAACGACACCGTATGGACGATGGCGGGTCATTACATGGATCAGTTCAAGTCGGGAACTCTCACTAGCGTTAACCAACTTGAGAAAGACACGATATTCCAAAATATGCCATCCGATGTGCGGAATGCCGTCTACAAATATGTGGCGCAACCATATCTCGGAACTCCGCAGGGAGAGATCAACCGCAAAAACGGTCAGAGTAAGGTGGACAGTTTCCCGCCTACCGATGGGAGTGATGTCGGCAAGGCATACTACGCAACTCAGATCCAACTGATGTCTACGGTTCCGGCTCCATTCTTAGATGACCAACTCAAGACGCTTGAAAAGAAAAGGTTAGAGATGTCCGAAAATGGGGGCAACCTCAAGCCGGAAACTCAGATCGTCACCGATGTTGCTCGTGGTGTGAAGGCTCACTTGGTCGGAGGCACCTTTGGGCCTTACGCGGCAACCCCTACCGATACGCAAGAGGCGACTGATTCCAATAAAGCCGCAACCAAAGCGGAGGGGATTCAAGTGCAGGTTCTGTCGGGAGGTAAAATCGGACATGACACCTACCCTTCCGGCCCTCCATCTACCCCAAAGGAGGCAGCAGACCGACTTGATTCCGCGATGAAGAAGTACCAGCAGGGTGCCGATGCCTCCTCTCTCTTTAATAAGCCAGCACCAAAGCACGGGCCTATCTATAACTGGTTCCACGGGCAGGCGAACAATAATCCCGTAATCCCTATTGATGCCGTAGGAACAACCTACGGATATAAATCCGATCCCTACATGGATTCCAACACAAAGATGGGTAAAGGAGACCATGAGAATAAACTCGTGGATCAGACTGATAACGGTGGGAGTGTTGGATTCTCACGCGAGATCAAGCGGAAGATTAAGGCAGAAGGCATCAAGAAGGGTGACCCGATCATCTTGCACCTCGATGACGGCACGATGGTTGCGGCAACCAACGACGATACAACTGAGGAGGGACTCACAAAACGTGCAGACTTCTATAACACCCGCGGAGAGAAAGCTAACCCCTACCAAGACCGAAAAATAGTCGGTGTGCAAAAAGGCTAACCATTCATGGCTGAAATTACCTACGCACCTCAGAGTTCTGAGGTTCCCACCACGGCACCACTTACTGAGGAGGGACTGCAAAAGCAGGAGCTTACCAACAAGTTTGATTCCTTCACCACCTCGCCGGAGATGGCGCAGGCAATGAAGGATGACAACGGGGCTAACCTCCGACCATTTGGCACCGACCTCACTCAAACGGAACCCTACCAGCAGCAGGAGTCCCGCGTGAAGGCAATGCTCTACGATCCGATCAATCTCGGAGGGCAGGCAGAGCAAGCGATCCTCAACTCCCAAAAGACCACCGATTCGCAGGGGTATCGTGATCAAGTCGCCTCCTACGCGGCAGTGGCTCACCTCACGGGTTCACCCATCCAAGACGTTGTCGATAACTTTGGCTTTTATCAGTCCGCACTTGAGAAGCAGTACAACTTTGACCCTACCGACAATGTCGGCACGTTCCGCAACAACATTGCCGGAGTGTTCCAGCAGCACGACAAACGGGTCTCTGCCCTTGACGGTCTCAAGTCGCAGGCAATCAACGATGCCTTTGAGGATGCCGACAAGGGAATGTCAGTTCCAGCATTGACCCGTTTCAGTAACTGGCAGTCATCGCACGAGGATGCCCTTAAAGGACTTTCTGAGAGCGAGAGGTTCAATGCCTTCAATTCGGTGTACAAACCGATTCAGCAGGCACTCAACACACCGGAAGGGGCACTAGCAAAGAGGTTTGTTGACGCTCTCACTGGAAACACAAAAGAAGCGAAGGCATCCGACTACAGCAAAGAGTTCCCAACATTTACTGACCCAAAGCAGTACCTCCGCGGGCTTAACGCGGATGATCAGACGAAAGTCCTTACGCTTGCGCGGCAATACCTCAAGAAGCAGGGTGCCGATTCCGGTGTACTTGCCGAACTCAACGGTCTTGCCGATTCCTTTTCTGCAAGTGCGGAAAGTTATGGTCGGATAACAGATGTTCATACCCTCATCAAGTTAGAGGAGCAGAGGGACGCGGCAACAGATCCCGCGGAAAAGGATAAATTCCAACAGCAGTACAACGACATTCTTCTAGCTCAAAAGGTTCGCCAGTTTGCAACCGCAGAGTTGAATGCCCCACCTGCACACTACGGGTGGAAGGGATCCGTCAGCAAAGTCGCTAGTGGTGTCGTTGGGATGATCCCACAAGTTCTCCCGTTTATGGTGCCATATGTCGGAGAAGTAGCATTTGGACTCAATGAGGTGAGCAATCTGACCCTCAAGCACATGCAGGAGAACCCCAACATGACGGCACGGGAGTCGTTTGAGCGTTCCATTGTGCCCGCGGCCCTCTCGACGGTGATCGGCACCAAAGCGATCAAGCTACTCGGAAAGGTTGCCCCCTCCGTAGTGGGTGTCATCAAGCACTTCGCCGGATCGACGGTGCTCCTCTCTACCGCAGAGGGAGTCAAAACCCTCTATGCCCAACTGGAACATGCGTGGAACAAAGACATCAACGCGGGGCAGCAGTTTGCCGCAGAGTATTTGGAAACCCTCAAGAATGTCCCGTATCTATTTGTGGAGTTGGGCATCTTCGGAGCCGCGGCACACATTGCCTCCCGTGGGGGAAAGGTAGATCCAGAAGTGGCAACGCAAGCCGCAAAGAACGCGGCAGACCCGATGGCACTAAAGGAGCAGGGATTCTCACACGATGAGGCGACCCGCATCTCCGATCTGCCGGAGGATCAACGACTTCAAGCCATTGGTGAAGGGTGGGATAAGCGCACTAAAGAGGACATCGCCGCGGGAACCCAACTCATCAAAGACAACTACCAGCAGATCGTTGACACCATCAATGCGCCGGATGCCCCCAAACTGGTCAACAACTTCGACGGCACCTTTAGGGTGACCACCGTTGACGCGGAAGGTAAGGAGCATGCCTCGACCTTTACGGATCAGGAAGCAGCAGAGACTGCCTTCACAATGGCGATGCAGGATCACTTGATCGAGAAGCAGGCAAAAGAGGAGAAGGATGGCAATGATTGGACAGGATCCACCGCGGAGGATGCTAAGACTGTACTGGATGAGGGACGGCAACCGGAGGTCGCGCAGGATCCACTCCCCGACGATACGTTGGATGAACTCCCAATGGGAAAAGATCCAGTTCCCACCACCAATGAGGAGGTGAAGCAGCAACTCCAAGACTTCCTCTCCAACCGCGCAAGCGGAGAGAGCGGGTTTTTAGACATCACACCGATCTACGACAAACTCTCTGAGTACGGGAAGTCGATCTACGAGAAGGGGCAAACTTTTGCGGATTGGTCAAAGCGGATGATCTCGGAGTTTGGCGAAAAAGTGAAAAGTGTCCTCGGTAAAATTTGGAACGGATACAAGTCACTCGGCAATGCCGGATCCATCGGCGGGAAGGCAGATGATTTTGCTGCAAGAGTTGAGAAAGCTAAGACCGAGACCAAAGCAGAAATCATGCAGCAGGCAGGCATTGATGAGTCGGGTCTTGCGTTCTTGCGGGAGGCAGTTGGTGACGCAAAAACCAATCTAGAGAAAAAACAGAGCAGACGAGAGGGAACTGGCGTTGCCAAGAATCAGCTTACCCGCTTTCACGATTCTGATGGGCGCACGATTGTTGTGGGAGCAGATCCAAAGCAGGGAGGAAAACCCTTTGAGGATTGGGTGAAGGAAAATGATCAGTGGTTAAAACCCGCGGAGATTGCAGACTTTAGAAAGTGGTACACTGAACTGAAGGGGAATTTCACCCATATCTTTGGTGAGGATGCACCCACAATGATGATGGCATGGCTTGCCGCTCAACAGAACGTTTCTCCCTCCGGTGCTCTTGGGAATGTCTTCAAAGTAGAAGACCGTCTTGCTGGAATTGGCACGGGCAAGAAGGGTGGTCTCGCAGATGAAAAGATTGAGGGGATTCTGACCAATACGATACCGGAAAAAGGATTCGGGCAAAAGCTAACCGATTTTGTGGATGCTGGATTCCAACGCCCCACACGCACCTATATGGGTGAACATCTCGCGGGTGGAATGCCCTTTGTGGCAGACGTTCATACCGGACGAGACAGTGGACATGTTGATCAGCAAACGCTTACCCGCCTCAAAGAGATGGCAGATGAAGGCAATTTATTCGTGGGAGATAAATCAGTATCCATTGATGTGCTGGAATCTAAGACGGTGACCAAAAAGATGGAGGATGGATCCACTAAAGAGACAGTTCAGCCGGAACGCATAAGCGTAAAAATCAAAGGCAAGAAACCATTCGATATGTTTGTCGATCAACGCGGATCCCCAAGTGATGGTAACTATGAGGGAATCAGTGAGTGGGGCAACAACCTCACCGATCACCTCAACAAGCAAGAGTGGGAAGGTGGTGGGTGGAATCCCGCAGAGGTTCAAGCAGTTGGTTGGATGAGGATCCTGCGACAGTACGGATTGCCGGAACCAACGGTTGCAACGGCACTCGCCCACAACACTACCCACATCTACGCAGAGGTGAACTACTCCAAGGGCAATCGATTGCCCGCAGCATTCCCAGATTTATCGACGCTTCCAATGGAGGCTCAGACGGCAATCACGCATCAAGTCATCTCAACTGCTGTGCCGGAACTGGCGCAGATTATTGGCGGGTCAATGCGTGTCCGCTCCGTTTCGGCGACCAATGGAAGGTGGGGAGGTGAGTCATCTCCAAGCACCGCAATCGAAGTTCTTGCCAGTTCAGAGTCTGCTGCATTGCTTGGAAACGCTTTAGCACTTGTTTCCGAGCAGGGTGGAAGCATGACTGCAATCTTTGAAAAGGGGGGCAAGAACAGTTCCGCGATTTTCTTCCATCCCGAAGACGGAGGAAAGTTAACTCCAGAACAACTGGAATCCTTAGCAAAGGAAGCGGGGATTTCCGGCATGACTGTCCAGCCCTACAGAGATGGAGAGCGGGTCATGCTGGTTGGAACCAAGAAAGGAACCCTTACACCAAAGGGACTCACGGAAAAGCAACGGGATGACATGACACAAAAAATCAGTGCATGGGCTGAACGAGAGGGTGTAGATTTAATCGTAGACAGAACACAAACAACAATAGATGCCAATGAAAACAACTGGAACACCCAACAAGAAGGGGAGAATTACCGTCAACGACTTATCGACGGAGGAGGCAATAGCAAAGTACGGGACATCCTTAATTTTCGTGGGAGGTACGCAGAAATCGTCAACGATGCCATCGAACAACATGCCCCCGACTCCCTCACCGGAACCCGCGAAGAACGACTCTCTAGATTCTCAGATCCAACCGTAGAAACCTCAACAGGGTCGGAGAGTGCGCCATCTAATGGGCCTCCCTCAAAGGAGCAGCAAGCGGCCAACATCCGTTCCCGCCTCAAGTCGCAGGGAGGGTTCATTGACCCAACAATTCTTGAGGACATCTACCGATACGGTGAGGGCATCTATAAGAAGGGTGTTGAGTATGTAGACTTTGCCAAACAGATGATCTCGGATCTCGGCAACCACGTTGCCGGAGTGCTGAAGCAACTGTACGATGCTTACAACGATGCTTACAAGGGATCACGGTTTTCATCAGAGGCCGGATCAATCAACATTACCCCAATCATTAGGGGTGTCACTCCCCCTCCCCCAACCCTCCGCGAGAAGACTGAGGAATCCCTCACCAGACTCAAGAGCACGATGCGCGATCTTCCCGCGGCTTCCCCATTTAAGAAGGCACTCCTCAAGTGGTCGGCACGTTCTCAGCGATCCACCAACGACATTGAGAGGGCGCAGCACGACATCGAAACGGTTGCCCCGCAGCAGGCGACCCGTGAAGGGATCACCAACTGGATTGAGGCGGGTGGCGACAAGTCACTCCTTCGCCTGCGGGCTAACGGCACAACGGATCCAAAGCTCAAAGCGGGATACGATGCAGCACTGGCATTCACGCCGGAGCAGGAGAAACTAGCAGGCAAGATCCAGCAGACCTTTGACGTTCTCAAGAAGAGGGCAGAGGCATACGGGATCGAGATGGGGTACAGGGAGAACTACGTTCCCCATGTCTACAAGACCGAACCGCAACCCCCATCCGGTTCCACACCAAAGCGTCTCGATGAGTTCTTCAAGTTTTCCCAAGAACGCACCTTTGATAGCTACCACGAGGGAGAGCAGCACGGGTATGAGCCGGAGACCAAAGACATTGCCAAACTACTCGGTCTCTACATGAACGACATGAACAACGCGATCAACTCGCGTAGGTTCGTTGAGGAACTCCGCGGATTGAAGGGTGCTGACGGTCGCCCTCTCGTCTCTGCCCGCGGTTCCGGTAAGGAGACCACAACAGCTAATGGCACCACGCATTTGGTCTATCCAGACGCGGCAGATGAAGGCACGGAAGACTACAAGAAGCTCGACCAACCCGCCCTTCACGATTGGAAGTTTGCGGGGCAAGACTCCTCCGGCAACAACGTGCTCACTAAGGGTGATCTAGCAGTTCATCCCGAAATTGCCCAACATCTAAACAACGCTCTCTCCTCCTCCGCAATCACACGCTACCTCGGAACAAAGACTGAGAACCCCTTCCATAACGCGGTCAAGGGAACGGCAAACGTCCTGCTAAAAGCTCAGAGTTACGTCAAAGGGACGATGCTTTCTCTCTCACCCTTCCATCAAGTGCAGGAAGGTATTCACGCAATCGGTCATCGGGTCAGTCCGTTTAACGGTCTCCCAAAGATCGACCTACGAGATCCCGCTCAACGCGATGCCTCCGAGCACGGTCTCATGCTGGCGCACGACCGCTTGAGTCAGTCCCTCTTCATGGAGGGTGTCGGAGACAACAACTCCAACCTTTTGACGATGGGCCTCCGTAAGATCGGGTGGGGTGTTAGCACAAAAGCCGCGGACACGCTTGATGCCTACCAGCACTACCTCTTCTCGCAGTACATCCCTGCCCTCAAGTTCAACACCTACACCCATATTCTTGAGAGGAATATGGACAGGTATAAGGCCGATCTTGCCGCGGGTAAGGTGGATGAGTGGCAGATCAAGAACCTCTCTGCGCGGCAGTCTAATGCTGCCTACGGTCACCTCAACTACACGGACATGGGTCACAACCCAACGATCCGGCATGCCGCACAGATCATCCTACTGGCACCCGATTTCTTAGAGGCCCGCGCCCGCTTCGTAGGGCAAGCAGCAAAGGGGCTTGTGGGAGGTAAAGTAGGAACGGAGCAGCTTCAAGCACTCGCCTTCCTCGCCATGACTCAGTTCATCGGTGCCCGCATCTTCAACAAGCTGACCAATGATGACTACGAGTGGAAGCACCCATTTGAGATCCGAGTGGATAACAAGTATTACGGACTCCGATCCGTGCCGGAGGACATGTACAAACTTGTCTCCAATACTACGGGATTCATCGGAGGACGTATTTCACCACTCTTCGGCAAGTTCGTGCAGGAAGGAGTCTTTGGGGTCAACTACCGTGGTGAACGCACGAGCGTGGGAGATGCCATAGGTGACATCATGGCGGGAGTCGTGCCGATGGCCCTTCAACCTCTCGTCAGTGAGTGGACATCAACTGGACGGGCACATGACCTTTCATGGTGGGAGCAGATTCTCGCGTCCGGTGGTGTTCAGATCCACCGTTACTCCCCTATCACCACAGTCTATCCAATGGCGCATGATTGGGTGAAAGCTAACTACCCCGAAGACGTACAAAAGGGCAGTTACCCCGTCTCCAAGTACCAGCAACTCCGCTACGCACTGGAAGACAACGACACGGAGAAAGCCCATAAGGAGGTTGATAAACTGATTGCCGGAGGCATGAAGAAGCACGATGTCGCTACGGGATTCAAGTCGAGCATTGATCACCCATTCACGGGCAGCACGAAGCACGATAAGGAGTTCTACAAATCTCTCGATGAGGATGACCAGCAACGGTATAAAGCCGCGGTCGAGCGTAGAAAGGAGATCCTCCATCGGTTCCACAGCATGAACCGTGTGCCCGCCGACTCAGAAGAGGCAACCTCCGAATAAAAATGAGAGATGTCCAGTTCTTACAGGTTGCACTCCTCTTTTGAGGGGTGTATATATTCCCACGATGTCACTATCTTCCTCCACATCCTCCGTATCCTACACGGGCAATGCGTCCACGGTGACGCCATATGTGGTCTCCTTTCCCTTTTTCGATGCCTCTGATCTAAAGGTTTATTCGGTAGACTCTGCCGGAACCTCGACCCTCCTTACCCTCTCAACCAATTACACCGTCACTGGTGGCAATGGTTCAACGGGATCTATCGTAACCACAGCGGCAATTCCCGCGACCTCAAAGGTCATCATCTCCCGTTCTGTCCCCTACACGCAACTGACCTCACTCACCACGGGTGATCGTCTGCCTGCTGCTAGTCTTGAGAAGGCTTTAGACAAGCTCACAATGGAGGCGCAGCAGCTTGCTCGCCTTGCACCTCCTGACCCTTCCGTAACAACGGGATCGGCCCCATTTGTTTTAGGCATTGGTTCCACTGGCGCAACTCCTGCGTGGGTTCCGCAATCTGCTTCTGCTATTGCTGACGGGGCTATTACTGCCACCAAGATTGCGCCTATCGCTGCAACTGGTAGCACGACAGCTCGCACCCTACCAGATCGTTTTGCAGACATCATCAACGTCAAGGATTTTGGTGCTGTAGGTGATGGCGTTACTGATGACACTGCGGCAATTCAATCGGCTCTTACTAGGGCAACTGCGATTGATAATTGTTGTGTCTATATTCCCTATGGAAAATACAAGATTACGGCATCGCTCAATCTTCCAACAGCAAACAACATCTTTATCAAGGGAGATGGGCAAGGTGCTAGTAATCTTATTTTTAGTAACAATAGTGGTTTGAGT